CTTGTAGGAGTTGATGCTAAGAAAGATCCTATCCAACTTTTTGAAATTATTAAAGAGGATGATTTTAATACAAGGTTTATGGAAATAATAGATTGGTTAGAATTTAAACTAACTAAACTATTTGGACCGATATATAAGGAACTTAAAGTTGAAAGAGTGATCGAGACAGATAACGAGTTAAAATTAGAGGTTGGAAAACTCTAGGAGGTAAGTTATGGTAATAAGCGATGTAGTACCTTCAGATTTTGTATCGCTTTATCTTAGGCAATACTATTTATCTTATCAAGGTCTTCCGCGAATGGGAGTAGCTGAGATAGATCTTACTGATGCTTATAATGTTTATGTCGATGAGATAGAGAAACATAATAATTTTCTACATATGCAAAAGAATACTTTACTATTCAGATTCTTTGTAGACTATTATACTATCTTATGGACACATAAAAGACTCTTATGTTATATGGATGGAAGTTATGATGTATATGGATACAATATTGAAGATATTCAATTAGACCATCTGAATGAATTTATTACGTCTAACTCTATTCCATTTGGTTATCCTGGATTAACAGCTAGAGAAACATTAGAACAGTTAAGTATTAATGGAGCTATTGATAAAGTATTAGAAGCTATAATAAAAGCATTTAAAGATAATGGAATAACTTGGGATTATTCAACTGGTGAAAATAGCGTTCAATATCTTCCGATTAAATGGACTATGGCACGTACAGATCCAGCATCTTTTAAAAGTCTTGATCTAGGTGAATATAGACGGACATTTAAATACGAAATGTCAATAAGCGTAATAGTAGCTGCTATTCCTATGGACGATCTTATAAGTATAGGACCAGTAGAGTTAGAACGGACTATAACTAATTGCCTAGAACCTTGTACATATGATGAAACTGAATTAGGAGGACCAGATGAATAAATCAGATCTTGTTAGTCTTCCTATAACAGATAACATGATGAGTATCCTAGAAGTTATGTCACAAGTTCATCCTACACAAGTAGCAGCCTTTGTAGAAGATTTCGTTATAGCATCAGCTAGAAGGGCACAGATGGACATGACTCTAGAACAGACTAGAGAAAAACTCAAAATGCTAACAGTTGATCTTTATAAGTTAAGTCAGCAAGTTGTTGAACCTTCAGCATTAGCAGTTTTGTTGCGTGAGACTATGGAAGAGTATGGAGAAATGATAATTATTAATCATATTCCAATACAGGATATTACTTTTATATATCATGATACTCTAACTATGAATTTCCAAAACAGAGAGGACTATTCAGATGGTACAACCACATAAACGATATGACTTTGTAACACTAGCACCAACAGAGTTAGGTGGCGTTTACAGAAGCATGAAAGTAGTTGCTATATTAACTGCTAGCCAGGCAATGACATATAGGGATATCTATACATTACACGAAAAGATGAGTAGGTATTTAACACAAGAATATAACATAGAAGATCTAACGTATATTCTATTTGAAGGTGTTAATAAACAAACCGTTCTTATTCCATGGGAATATATCGATAGTGATAGCGTTGTAGAAGTTGAACAACTTAAATTGGTAATTGAAATACCTAATGCTAACACAACTGATATTTCAATGGTAGCCGATAAGCTAACAGAGCTAGGGTTTAAGAATTGTAAAATAACACATATGAAAATGTAGATAGAGAGGTATTACCTCTCTATCTACACTTATTTTATTTTTGTCCTTTTAACAATCGGTGATTATTCGATAAGGAGAGAAATATGGTGGATATGTATGTCTTTAAAAAACCTACACCTGAATATTTAGTACATATGAACCCTAAAAAAGAGTACGCAAGACAAGCTATAACATTTATTTCTAAGATGAAAGGTATCGATAGAGCTACAGCAGCTTTGAAGCTAAAAGAAGCTCTTAAGAATTATGATCTTAAAGATCCGATAGTTAGATTTAATCATAGGAATGAAAAGGGTGATGTCTCTGTAGATGAAACAACTTTATTAGAATATATTCAAAGTGCACAAGATAATAAAGAGGTTATTGTGCCATCATTTACAACGTATGTCCATCCTACTATTAAAAAGTCTTTACACGCAGAGTTTATTAATGTTAACATTAAAGCAAGAAAAGAAGATAAGAAACTTATGTTTTATTATACTCAAACAGGAGACGCCGAGAAAGCAGCATATTATGATAATATGCAAGCTACTAGAAAGATCTTTAATAACTCATTATCTGGTGCATATGCTTCTAAGAGTACAATCTTGTATAACCCATCAGCACACTATACATTAACATCAACAACTCGTTGTGTTGCATCTATAGGTAATGCAGTTACAGAATCAATAGTGTCTGGTAATAAGATCTTTAATACCCCTGAAGCGGTTATAAATTATATAACAGCAGTATTAACTAATACTGATTTTGTAGAATTGGAAAGAGTGTTTAATAAATATAATATTCAAACACCTGATGTTGATGGTGTTATGCAAATGGTAGTTAGATCTACAGAGTATTTTTGGAATATTCCGGATAAATTAGAATATATAAGAAGTTATTTAGAAAAGTTAACTCCATTAGAACTAGGTGCAGTTATGTATACTAACGATCTTTATCATTTTAGACAATATAATCCAGAGTTAACTATTAAGTTTTTAGAAGAGATCTCTTTAACCAGAAAAGGATATACAACTCCTGAGACAGAACTTAATGATATTAATAATGTTCAAGAAGGTATTCAATCGCATATACATAACATATGTTCAGATCTTATTAAAGGTATGGCAGTTGATTATGAAAAGATGGTAGGAACAGAGACTATGGATATTTTAGCCTCTTCTGCTAAATATATAGCAGAAACGTTAACATCTTATAAAGATCTAATAAGAATATTATTTGTTACAGATACAGCACCTGTTAATATCGCATATATTAAAGAGCTTATGAGAAGATGTATCGTTCTTTCAGATACAGATAGTACATGTGCAACATATGACGAATGGGTTGATTGGTATTATACAAAATCCAATACTGTTACTAACCCTATAGCTATAGCCTCTTCGGTTATGACTATAGCAACTCAGGTTATGGACCATTATATTAAGATCTTATCTGGTAGTATGAATATTGATGTTTCAAGATTTGAATCTCTTAAAATGAAAAACGAATTCATGTGGAACACATTCGTAACGATGAATGCTAGTAAACATTATTTTGCAGATGTGGCTGTAAAGGAAGGTAACGTTTTTGAAAAACCAAAACTAGAGCTTAAAGGAGTGCATCTTATAGCTTCTAACGTATCTCAACACTATAGAGATATTGGTCATGGTATGATTAACGATATTAGGGCTACTTTAAGAGAAGGTAAGAAACTTGATATATTTGGTTATGTTAAATTAGTAGCTGATACAGAAAGAGAGATTATATCTAGAGTTAAAGCAGCTGATACTTCTGTTCTTTCTATAGATAAAATTAAAGACCAGAAAGCTTATAAAGATTCTGATAAACCAGAGTTAACTCCATTCTTTCACCATCTATTATGGGGAGAAGTATTTGAACCTAAATATGGTCCAGCTCCAGATCCAACCTACATGATTGTTAAGGTACCAACTACATTAGATACTCCAGCAAGAATGAAGGAATATATAGATAATCTAGAAGATAAAGAGCTAGCAGATAGATTACGTAAGGCTATGGTTAAATATAATAAAAAATACATAGGAACATTTAGACCACCATTAACTCTTATAGAGGGTAGAGGTCTTCCAGATGAGATCTTTGGTTGTGTTGATTATAAACGTATTGTAAAAGATAACTGTGGTATGATGTATGCGGTTCTAGAGGCAATAGGATTTTATAAACATTCTGATATGTTGATTTCAGAATTAGGGCCTTATTAAGAAAAAGGAATAATATGGAAGCATTAAATAGCAATTTTAGATATGTTGGTATAGGTCAAGCTGTTAAAGATAAGGTAGAAGATAGTTTTGATCTAGAGATAACTATGGTCGAGTCTATGCCTTCTTTAGAAGGTGACTATAATGAAAAAGAAAAAATTAACTTAGAGTATACCGA